TCCGGCATCCGCCATGTGGACAGCCTTACGCCCGTATACAGCATCCTGAATGAGATGCGCGTCTGCGGCCTCCGGGAACAGTTGAATCTCCCGGCTGTCTATTACGAGCTTGCTGTCGCGGATGCGGTAACGGATATAAAAACCAACTGGGCGGTTCTGAAGAGGAAGATAAACGGGCTTGTGACGGCAAACGAGGATTTGAGCGCTGATGAGAAGATGTATATCCGCGTCGTATTAAAGATAAACAGCACTTTTTCGGCGGTTCTGAATAGGGAGTTTTGTGAGCCGCCGGATAAAGTGAAGGGGCTTTCGATTGATACAGGCAGGCTGGACAACCGCATCCGGAGGATGGTGCGTAAATACCTCGCAGAGCCAAAGACAGAATATTCGCATCTTTTTAGGGTATCCCCCAATGGATACCGCTATGGGGATGGAGGAATATACCTGGTAAGCAGGACGCCGAGACGCCGGATATTCGTGCCGTTAAAGAATAATGAGAAGTACGACAGGCAGATTTTATTCACTATTGGGGAAAGTAGCGCAACCCTGCATATCCCGGTGGAGACAAAGATTAAGAAGCATACGGATTACACGAATACCGTATACATGCACATCGGAAATCAGATAATGTTTACCCTCTCAAGCGGCACTGCTTACGGGGAGGCGTTGGGACAGATGGTGTTTCCGGAAACCCTGCGGTTGGATCAAAAGAACCAGGAGCGGAGGAAGCTTATCACAGAAGCTGAGAACCACATGGCAGGCGGCTTGCCTGATAAGGCAAAAGCCATAGAGAGTAATAACCTTGGCAGGCAGAAATATGACAGCAGGAAATCAAAGGCGCGTTCAGATACGATCCGCTATATCAATACGGAAATCAATCGAATGCTGCGTGAGGAGAAGCCGGCCCGCATTGTCATCCCAAACAGGGTATGGAAGGGCCGCGAAAAACATTATTCCCGGACTGTGAATCTGAAGCTGACACGGAGCTTCCAGGGATATGTGCGGGAAAGGCTTGCGTTTAAATGCCGGCTCAACTGTGTGGAATTGGTTGAGGTTAATTCCAAAGGAACTGGAAGCCTCTGCACAGTCTGTGGGGCGCAGGGAAAGAGATGGGGGGATGAGTTTGTCTGTGAGAACTGTGGCAATCATATCTCAACTGCCCTAAATTCCGCCAGAAATGTGGAGAAAAAGTATAAAGATATGGAGATTAATCCGCCAGGCCGGAGAATAAGCGGGTGACAATCCGTTTTACCCTCGAATGCCTGATCATAGGTATTCACCGGGATCGCCGGAACAGCGTGTTGATAGATGAAAGGCGCGGCAGGAATGGCCTGCCGCACGGGCAAAAAGTCGGCATTAACTGGGTGAAAGTCACCTTCGCGTATGCCAGGACCGTGGCCTTACACGGAGCGAAGCAGAACTGGATCTGCGGGATTGTGTAATGCATCCGGCAGATCCGGCTATGCATGTGCCCATCAGGGGGCACTGCGATAATCCTTATGATAATTAAGAAATTCATACGTGGGAAAACAAAAGCAGGAAAAGGAGCACGTGAATATTGAGACGTTACAAAAAGAAAGAGCTTTTGGAGGGCGTATCCACGCTGATAAAGGCAAATGCTACGATTGTAAAATCGGTGAAGGCAGATCCTGATGGTGCAGTACAAGTTCTTGCATCTTGTCAGGAATTCGCAATCATTATTGGAAACTACATAGAGAGTCTGGGTGAAAAATACGCCTGTCTTGTGAAACTTTTAGAGGACTACTGTGAGAACATTTTCCGGATGAGTGAAGCTGTCCCGGATGAAATGCAGTGTTGTAAGATAGCAAAGGAGATACGAAAGCAGTTAGATCAGCTTAGCCATGGAATAACCTATGATCTGCCTGATGACAGGAAGGAGGTTGTTTTTCTGCCATACAAGGCAAGCATGTGGGATTCTCTGGAAAGCGTTTGGAAGGCGGCGGATGCCGATCCGGATTGTGACGCGTACGTGATACCTATCCCTTATTTTGATAAAAATCCTGACGGGAGTTTTCGTCAGATGCACTATGAGGGGGATCAGTATCCGCCATACGTGTCTGTGACAAAATATGGAGAATATGACTTTGAGGCGCGCAGACCGGATGAAATTTATATTCATAACGGCTACGACGACTGGAATCTGGTTACAAGCGTACATCCGGATTTCTACTCATGGAATCTGAAGAAATATACGGAAAAATTAGTATATGTTCCATATTTTGTGTTAGGTGAAATTGATCCTGATAACAAACAGGCAGTAGAAGGAATAAAGCACTTTTGTTTTATGCCGGGAATTATCAATGCGGATAAGGTAATCGTACAGTCAGAGAATATGAAAGAAATTTATATCCGCGAATATCTTAAAGCGGCAAAGGAATGTGGACTTACAGGAAAGCACCTGGATAGGATGTATCTGGAGAAGAAGTTTCTGGGAACAGGTTCGCCGAAATTTGATAAAGTGTTGAACACGAAAAAGAAGGATTTAGAATTACCAGATGAATGGCTGAAAATTATAAAAAAGCCAAACGGCATGGCGAAAAAGATTGTTTTCTATAACAACAGCATCAGTGCACTGCTGCAGCATAATGAAAAAATGATAAAAAAGATGGAATCTGTTTTTCAAATTTTCAAGGAAAACAGGAATGAGGTTGCATTATTATGGCGGCCGCATCCGTTGATTCAGGCGACCATCGAGAGCATGAGACCGCAGCTGTGGGAGGGATATAAAGAGCTCAGGGACAGATATATAGAAGAGGGCTGGGGGATTTATGACGATAGCGCGGATCTGGACCGGGCGGTGGTGTTAAGCGATGCGTATTATGGGGACGGCAGTTCCGTGGTGCAGCTGTATAAGAGAATAGGAAAACCGATTATGCTGCAAAATGTACAGATTATCCCTGCGGCTGACAGCGTTTCCCGGAAATATGAATTAACAATAGAGTCGCTTGCCGGTGGGGAACATGAGATATATGCGGTTGCACGTGAATTAAACATAATGTTCCGGCTGGATCTGGAGACAAACGAAGTGGAGACGATAATGAATATGCCGGAGGAGGAAAAACTCGTCGGCAGACTTTATAACGGTGTGTGCGTTGATAAGAGTATTCTGGCATTGGTTCCCTATAATGCCAGAAAGTTTTGGTACTATCAGCTGCAGGAAAAGAAATGGCATGGTATAGATATCAGCGCATATGTCGATCCGGAGCAAGCAGGTAAGTTTGTAGGGGGATATATTTTTAATGAAACCGTATATTTGTTTGGCTATCACTATGAGAATATCCTGCTGATTGATCTCAGATCCGGACAGATTAAAGAATTGTTTGAGGAAGAACATCGGCATTTGTTTTGGGTGCAGACGCCGGTTGCTCATAACGGTAAATTATTTGTCGCCGATTTGCTTCAAAGTGAAGTGATAGGCATAGATTTAAATCAGACCGGTAATTATGAAATTTTTGAGATAGAGAATATCGAGCCGTCTGCAAAAAATGGAAACAGCGGGATAACGTTTGACGGTGAATATTTTTACATTGTAAAACATCATGGGAACTGTCTATATAAATGGAAGCCTTTTGAAAAAGCATATCCTGTTAAAATAGATCCTATTTATGATACGGATGAACCGTTTTTTAACGGGATAGAGGCGCACGACCGGTTTTTATTTTTATATAGCCCGAAGGGGAAGAGCTATGTTTATAGCCTTGACGGGAAGATGTCATATATGATGGAAGATAAAACGTTTTATGCAAAGAAGATACCTCTGTCCGGATTGGCTGTGGGTGAAAAAGGGACAGTAGCGGTATTTGATCATGAAATGAAGGAAATAAACCGTTTTACAACAGCGTTATCCCATGTTGAGCAGAAAGACTATCTTGCTCATGCAAAAATGACAGAGAAAGCGATGCGTGAGAATGATGTAATCGGTTTGGAGGATTTTATTGATTTAATTGTTTCTAAGGCCATGGAGTAGACAGTATGAAAAAAATTATTATTTTTGGAGCAGGTCAGTCAGGGGCAGTTGCGCTGATTAATTTGCATAAAGAAAATGTGGCGTATTTTTGTGATAACCAAAGAAGCATAGACGGTAAATATAAATACGGCGTGAAAATTATTAGTTTTGAGCAGATGCTGGAAATTTTAGATAATCATATTCTTTTGATAGGGGCAAATGATGGCAATGCCGTTGAGATGGCGACACAGTTGGAAACCATAGGCGTAGCCGATTATGTATTTTACTATCGTTCGGTTAAGGATAGAATTTTAGAGCATGGAATTGAATCGACGATGGAATTTCTTCAGGAATATGGAAACAGGGCTTACTGTAAATCAGAGTATTTCAGGAGATTAATGCTTGAGCGGACAGAACAAATGAAGTATATGAAAGAAGTGATTAACCCGTACGGACTGCCAAAAGCGGAAGGGTATCTGCGAAAGGAGCAGATTAGAAATACGAAATATGCAAAGCAGGTTTTAGAGGATATTTCGTCTTTAAAACTGGACCTGTTTATAATTGGGGGGACCTTGATTGGGGCGGAGAGACAGGGCGGTTTTATCCCGTGGGATGACGACATTGATTTTGCTCTGCTTCGGAAAGACTATAACATGCTGCTGGATTTCGCCAGGGCAAATTGGCATATGACGACGCGGCGGGGTGATGGAAAAATAAAATACAGACAGCTTACAGAACTAATGCGTCAATACCCCAATGAATATATTTTTTCTGTTAATCCATATTGTGCCAGTCTCTATAGGGGAACTTCTATCATTGATTATGCGGTTGTGGATTTCTTCATATTTGACTGCTTTGACGGGGATTATGATTACCAGGATTACAAAAAGACTATTTGCGAGATAAAGGAGAACATAGAGAGTCGGGAAGACGTGGCCCGAAATTTGGAGGTTGAGCAGGAGGCGGTCAGGAATAATGGGCATATCGTAGAGTATTCTGAGAAAATAGGATTCGCATTGGACACGATGATTCCCTACGAGACGTTACACGTTAATTCATGGCTGGATGCAAAGACGATTTTTCCGACATGTCCGGTAAACCTGTCGTCTGACAATTATTACGTTTTTGACAAGGAGGATTTACTGCGTGATAACTGGCACAGGAAACCAGCATATGGAAAAGTTGATACTGCAGTGATTTCTGAACATATGGAAACTTATGCCTGTGTGGTGGATCAGATGATTATGGGTATTGACCAGATCAGACAGACGGACCTCAACCGGAGAATGGGGCCGAGGGTATCAGACCCGAAGCAGCAGAGAACAAAAACGATGGCTGGGCAGGCGAATATCCATCAGGATTCCTGGTTTGCCCGTAAATTTTTCAAAAAAGGGGTATGGGGTCAGGAGTTTACGGGTGTGGATTCCACTACGCCTACATCTGGACAGTTTATCAAATTCAGTAATGGTAATTCCGATCCATTGGCATTTGTGGACGAGAAAAAAACGATAATGGAAGAAACTACCGGACGGACACCGAACAGACTCGCCCTGGGCGTCAATGTGTTTAATGCGTTGAAGAAACACCCTGCAATTCTGGAAAGGGTGAAATATGGAGGTTCTACTGCAAATCCGGCATCCGTGACTTTGAATGTGCTGGCACAGCTTTTTGAGATTGACCGAATCACGGTGCAGAGGTCCATAATGAATAAGGCAGGGTTAGGACAGACTGCAAAGATGGAGTATATCGGTGATCCCAATGCCTTCCTGCTGGCTTATGCGACAGATACTCCGTCCATCGATGAGCCTTCTGCTGGCTATATCTTTACATGGGATATGCTGGGGAATGGCAATATCCTTCCGATTTTAAGCTATCTGGGAGAGAATGGGACCCATTCTGAGTTCATTGAGGGACTTATGGCTGCAGATATGAAAAAGACAGCAGATGATTTGGCCATGTTCTTTGCGGATGCAGTATAAGGAGGACATATGATGAAACTGATTGCGAAGAAGCCCTGCAGTTTCGGCAGTCGGCAGTTCTATATTGGCAATGAAATACCAGAAAATCTTGTAGCAGATGCCAAGAGACAGGAAAAGATGGGAGTAATTACCATTGTGAATGAGAATATAGGGGTATCAGGCGGGCAGTCTGGTAGCCTTTTTACGCAGGAACAGGTCGAAAAGATGATTGCAGAAGCAGTGGAAGAGGCAGAAAAGAAAACGGCAAACAGACTGGCAGAGTTGCAGGAGTATGCTACAGGACTGGAGGAAATCGAGTCACAGGGATACGATGGTATCATTCAGATTACTGTTAAAAGCGATTTTGATGGAGAATATACAACAATTTCTGCAAATTCAGAGGAAATTCAGCAGGTATTTATTATTATGCAACTCAATACCGAAGAAGGCGTCAAGGCGATTGCTGAGGTAAAAAGTGAGAATATACTGATTTTACTTCATGCAGCAGACAGCCGTAAAACAATTAAAAATGTAGCAAAAGAACAGGTAGATAAGTTATTCTCTATCCCACATGTTTCAAACGAATCTGGTAAGGATAACAAAGCTACAGGCTCCAATATGGAGGGAGTTGATAGGTAATGGCAACAAATTCCTACACCTATGAACCAGCAAACCTGGGAGAGTTAAACAAGGATCGTATGAGGTTTGAACTGGGTGACACGATGGTAGAGGGACTTTCTGATACAACCGCATTCACTGATGAGGAAATCCAAGCAGCAATCAATACCTATCCGAAATCATGGAAACGGGCAAAGCTTATGCTGCTAGAAAGTCTATTTCGTCGTTTTGCCTATGAAGTCGATACAAAGACAGGCCCCTTACAGCTGAATATGCAGGAGAGAGCGAAGCTGTGGCGGTCAGACTATGAAAATCTGAAAAAGGAAGTGGCAGCAGAATCCTGTAAGATACCACAGATTAGAAACGGAGTGCATCAAAAGCCTCCGTATTTTTATACAGATATGCACCAAAATAGAAGGGCAGGAAATGGATGATTCATACAAGGATGAGGTATCTAAGGCCAGGGAATCTGTTCAAAGAGTTTATCATTGAAAGTAATCAGCAAGTTATAACAAGCACAGGGAGAGTGGCAAACCATCATACCGGCAATGGAACTAATCTCTTGAAAGGATGCCTTGCGGAAGCGTCTGACGAGGACAGGACAAACCATAATCAAAAAGAGCATATCATTACCCATACCATCATCCAGGCAGGAAAGCCGAAAGCAAAGAGGAGGGATAAGTTGGTGCTTGGAAAGCGTACCTTTTATATTGTTGATATTGATGATGTGGCAGCATTAGGGATATCCACTATCTATTATGCTGAGGAAAGGCGAGATGGGAAATGAAGCTATGGAGTGATGGAAATGGGAAAAATACTCCTGGAGCAATGATTCAAATGAAGGTAAAAGATGTAGTAATAGATATTAACAGACAGACGATTTCCAGAGGCGTGCGGGCAGTTAATGCCTTACGAAATGCACAGTTACAGGTACTAAAAGGACAGAGAAGCGGCAGAGTTTATAAAAAGCCTTATACATATGGTGCTCCCAGCAAGGCTTCCAGAAAGCTGAAAGCGGAGTATGGGCATAAATTGAAACGTGGTCAGTTGTATCGAGCTTCAGCTCCAGGCGAGCCTCCGGCCAGACGGACAGGGAATTTGCGGATGCATTGGAATGGTCAGGTAAGAAGGGAATGTACTTCTGGTACAGGAATTTCGATTGTGGCAGAGCTGGAGAGTCAAGAACGGTATGCCGGACTTTTGGAACATGGTACTTCCAAGATGAAAGCACGACCATTTGTAGAGAAAATAAAAGAAAAGGCTCAGCCAGAAATTCAAAAGATTTATCATGAACCTTATACATAGGGGGAAGTATGGCATTTGTAATCGAAAAACCGACAGCTGTGTTTGATATGGAACAGATTACCTGTGGAGTTCTGCTTTGGGCAAAACATATTACATGGAATCAAGGAAAAGCAGGATTTGTGACATCAGCAGCTAACCATCAGTTGATTGTACAATATCATCCAGGCATCGGCAATGTAACCAACCATTTTGTGATTCCGGTGTCCGAAGCTGTGGAAGGTCAATGGGAAATCCGCTGGTCAGATGATTTATCAGAAGTACAAGAATATCCTACAGTAGCAAATAAGGAATCACAAGAAACCGAAGAACTGGAAAGGAACCTTAGCGATGCGGTTGGAAGAATTGATTTATAAACGGTTTGTGGAGTCAGAAAGTCTTACAAGCCATCTGGCGACCTTTCATGGAGCACCTGCTATCTTTAGTCCTGACCCTCCAGATAATGACCAGGAGGGCTGGGAAGGAAAGGTACAGTATCCGAAGATACTCTATACCTTTGACCTGCAGGCGAATGAGGAACGGCACAGTATTGGGGTATTATCCGTGTCCCTCCTGTGCCAAAATACTATGGATATTGTGCCAGAAATGATAGAATCAACGGTAAAGGACTGCCTGCGGGATGTGATACTAAAGCCAGGTGGAGGCACGCCCTATTGTTTTGCATGGGCAAGAACGGATGCCTTTACGATAGACGAAAATCAGGGAAGCTATAAAAATGGCGGGGAAATCACCATTGGAAGTGAGATACAGTTTGATATCCTGGAGTATCCTTCCCAGGAAACATCAGACCCTGATCCCATTATGGCAGTGAATCAATACATAAAAGAACTGTATCCGGAATGCCTGGTTATGGGATATGACAGAATGGAAGAAATTACAGAAGCATCTAGGGAAAAGCCTGTCATCTACAGCCGTCTGCTGTCAACAGAGTTATCTAGGGAAACTAATACCGTAGCATGGATGGAAGGAAAAATAGCTATCCATATCCTATGTCCAGACAGTGAGATGCGGATGAAGATGGCTGCTGCTATTACAAACCGTATGGCATTAGACGGAGAAGTGATCATGTTAGACCATTCGCCAATGGGTATAAAACATCTCCAGGTAAATCATAAATCGGATTATTTAAAGGAAGGCCAGATTTTTGCAACCGGACAGTATGGAATCCTGCGCTACCAGGCAAAGGGGCATACGCTTAAGCGTGTATTATATGAAAATAAGAGGAGGGATTGTGAAATGACAGCAGAAAAAACAGAGCATACAAAGGATGGAGCAGGGGAAAAGAGAGAATTGGAAAATGATTCTGCAAAGCAAAAGGAATCGGTTTATACGCTGGGGGAACTTGTAGCAGGTGCGGAAGCCGTTTTCGGGACAACGCCGGAATGTGTGTTTGCTGCTCTTAAACAGGAAGGAATCATGGAATGTACAAAATCGAGAGCAGAAGAGATTGTAAAACGATTCCGGAGAAAGGAAGTGAAATAATGGCTGGAATATTCATGGTTGGAGAAAGAAAGGTAAGACCAGGAACTTATTTTAGAATTACCACGAATGATAAGCTGGATGTAGAGGTTATCAATGGCGTGACAGCAGTTATCTTCCGGTCAGATTTTGGTCCACTGGGGGAAGTCGTAGAACTGGAAAAGGATGAAAGCTATGCAGAACTGTTTGGCACTAGCGGTACAACGGATGCAATCAGAGAAGCATTTAACGGTGGAGCGTTGACGGTATTTGCGTGTCGCCTTGGGTCAGGTGGGACTTGTCCACAGACGATGCTGCAGGATATCAATGGGGAGGATTGTGTATCTCTAAAGACAAAATATCCAGGCTCTCGAATGTTTACAGTCAGTATACGGGAAAAAGTTACGGATGCAGAGCTGAAGGAATGTGTCATATACTGTGGTACAAAAGAAATTGAAAAAGTGACATTTACAGCCGGTGAAGGGGAAATACAGGCACTGGCAGAAGCAGTTGCTGCTACGGATAACTTTATGGCTGAAGTTGTGAAAGGAAAAGAGAAGTCACAGCTTATGAATGTTTCCCAGCAGGAATTTGTAGCAGGGCAGGACCCTGAAATTACTATGGATTCCTATACTGAGGCGTTTACGATACTGGAATCCTATGTTTATAATACCATCTGTGTGGATACCGAGGATTATGCGGTTCATTTGATGTTACAGTCCTACATCAACCGAATCTTTGAGAATGGTTCCTTTGTGCAGGCCGTAGTGGCCGAAAATGATAAAACAGATATCAAGACCAGACAAAAACATGCAGCAGCCTATGATGATGAAAAAATGAATTATGTGCTCAACCCTAAAATAGTTGTAAAAGATGGAATGATTGACGGATATCAGACAGCAGCCCGAATTGCTGGGATGATAGGGGCTGTGCCAAGTAGCCAGTCCTTGACCCATACTATCCTGGATAATGCCACACAACTGATGGAAGAACTGACTCCGGCACAGATTACAAAATCAGAAACTATGGGCTGCATTGTGTTATCAAGGAATACCAAAAAACAGGTTTGGATTGATAATGCTATCAATACCATGATTCACGCTACCGAGGACAAAGACAACGGCTGGAAAAAAATCAGACGTGTCAAAGCCCGTTTTGAGTTCTTACGGCGTGTCAACACCATGGCGGATGGTCTGGTGGGAAAAGTGGATAATGATAGGAATGGAAGGGCTACTGTGATGAGCCAGATCAATGATATCGGAAAAGCCATGATTGAGGAGGGAAAACTTACTGCTTGCACAGTAACAGAAAGCAGCGGATATAAAGCAGATGGGGATAGTGCATGGTTTGATATTGATGTGGTAGACAAAGATTCCATGGAGCACATCTATTTAACCTTCCTGTTCCGGTATAGTACCAATATAGATTAGAGGGGGATAGAGGATTATGAGAAATGTACGAGCAGCAGGAGACTCCAGACATGGGCGAACCGGAAAGGACGGGGCATTTTACAGCAAGGATGGGGTACTGTTGGCAACGGTAGAGCAATTTACCTCAAATGTAAGCTGGAATAATGCGAAATACAGTGTACTGGGAGATGCCCAGGAGCATGAGACAGCTAACACTTTTGCAGTTAATCTTACGATGTCGCAGATTGTTATTGAAGATGATGAATTTATCATTGAGCTGATGGAGGCATTAGAGACCCAAATCATGCCGGTTTGGGATTTTCATGGAACGCTTCTTGGAAGAAATAACTCTGAAGAACGTGTCATTTATCGGGATTGTATTCCATCTGGACAAGTAGATATCCAGAATGTTGCGGTTGGAGATGTCATCAAGCGTAACTGGAATTTCTTTGTGAACAGACCACCTAAACTGCAATCACTTCTTACAGTTGATAGACAATAATTCATAATGATAGAAAGCAATTTTAAGGGAAGCAGCAGCTTCCTTTTTTTTGATATACAGAGATATATGAGAAAATTAGCTATGGTAACACCTTGCACGATAAGCAGGGGAGAAGATTGTTCTTTTACTTGATTATAAAAATGGAGGAAGATGGAATGTCAAAACAATTTATAAAAGGGGTATCGATAGAAAATGAACCTGCTGCAATGGGAGATACTGACCCTTCTACAATCGAGGAATATGAAACGAACGAGGAGGAAACAAACACGTTAATCCGAAGCAGGGAAGATGATTTTATTCAAGGACTTATTGAGGCAGCCGAGTTTGCTTCGGAAGAAAAACAGCGCATTGAAATTATTCGGGATAAAAGGCTGTTTTTTGCGTTCCATATCCGTCCCCTTAGTTCGGAAGAATATGAAAGATGTCGGAAAAAATATACCAAATATATGCGCAATAAACAGCTTGGCATGAAGATAGCAGAGGAGACAGACCGAATCAAGTATCAGTCGGCTATCATCTATCAGGCAACTATAGCACAGGACAGGGAAAAGCTATGGGATAACCGCAAGGTATGGGATGCACTGAATGCCAAACAAGACCGCATTATGAACGGACTGGATGTGATTGAATATACCTTAAAAGCTGGTGAAAAGGATCGGATCTTAGAGGCTATTGACAAACTCAGTGGCTATGAATCCAATCTGGAGGAAGTGGCAAAAAACTAATTAAGGCAGGCGGAAAAGCTTGCCTGCTGCATCATATCTTTCAGAAAACAGGAATAACTCCTGATGAATTTTATCAAAAATCAAAAGGAGTGCAGGCATTTATGCTTTCTTCTATGATGATAGCTCTGGAGTCTAGGACGAAAGGAGTGGAAGGCACTGGCTGAAACAGTAAGGATAGAGATACCGATTGAAACCATTGATAAGACCGAACCAGAGCTATCGAACCTAGTCAAGAAGATTGGGAAGCTTGGTGAGGAAGCGGATAAAACCGGACAAAAGACAAAAAAATCTTCGGAATATGTTTCTCAATACGAGAAACATGCTCAAAAAACAGAACAACGCCTGGCAAACTGGGCCAAACAGAAGTATGAAATTCTTTTGGAGGCAAAAGACCGAATTACTCCTCTGCTTTCTAACATACGGAAGGGAATCAAAGGATTTGCAGGTAAGACTTGGAGCGTTACCATGCGTGCAGTGGACCTTATTACTTCTCCGGTAAGAGGAATTTTAAATCTGCTCAAGAATCCTGTCTTTCAAGTAGGGGCAGTCCTTGGAGTCAGTATTGGGTTGAAAGATACCATAGATACCTATCGAGATTTTGAGGCTGCTATGTCACAGGTGAAGGCGATCAGTGGGGCTACTGGCTCAGACTTGATAAAACTGACGGAAAAGGCTAAGGAGATGGGGGCTACAACGAAGTTTACTGCCAAAGAATCCGCAGAGGCATTTAACTACATGGCTATGGCAGGATGGAAAACAGAGGATATGCTGGACGGTATAGAAGGTATCCTAAACCTTGCTGCTGCCTCTGGAGAAGATTTAGCCACTACATCGGATATCATTACGGATGCTTTGACAGCATTTAATATGAAGGCATCGGATGCAGGGCATTTTTCGGATGTGATGGCGGCAGCAGCTTCTAATGCAAATACAGATGTCTCCAAAATGGGAGAGACCTTCAAATATGCTGCAACTATGGCAGGTACATTAGGGTATACGGTTGAGGATGTGGCATTGGCAGCAGGTTTGATGGCAAATTCCAGCATCAAATCATCGATGGCAGGCACAGCGCTGAATTCTATTATTACTAGGCTGGCAACCAATACCAGCGGTGCTAGAGATGCGATTGAGGAATTAGGGGTCAAATTCTATGATTCTAACAAAAACGCAAGAGCATTTTCCCTTGTCCTAGATGAATTAAGAGCAGCAACCGCCAACATGAATGATGAACAAAAAGCAGCCTTTACCAATACGGTGGCAGGACTGGAAGCTCAGAAAGGGTTACAGGCAATTCTTAATGCCTCCAAAGAAGATTATGACAAACTGGCTGATGCCATCAATCATGCAGATGGTGCAGCAGCTAAGATGTCACAAGATATGCTGGATAATCTGCAAGGTTCTATCACATTACTGCAGAGTGCTGTAGATGGAGTAAAGATTTCGTTTGGTGAGAGGTTATCTCCCTATGTAAAAGGAATTGCCGAATGGCTGACCGAGCAAATGCCGGAAATTGAGAATGGACTAGAGCAGTTAATGGATATCGTTGACAGCAACGTAGATCAGATGCAGAGAAAATTTCATGAGATGACTGGTAAGCAAAACTGGCAGGAGGCAGATGCGTTTGGAAAACTAGCGATTGCCTGGGATGAATTTATCGCAGAACCGTTCTCAGAATGGTGGAACAGCAGAGGAAAAGCAAAATTTGAAGAATTTGCAGGGGATATTGGAACAGGAATTGGTACTGGTATAAGAACCAGTATTCTGACTTTGTTAGGAATTGACATGGAAGAAACTGCAGATGAAGGAGTGAGAATTGGTGCATCCTTTGTAAAAGGATTTTCAGAGGGAATAGACTTTGAGGTAATTTCCAAAAAATTATGGCAGGGATTTGGAACAATGCTTTCCAGTGCAGGGAAATTGCTTCCTGGTGGCCAGGCAGCAGACTTATCTTCGGTATTATCGGCACTTATGTTAAGGAGAATAGCTACTCCATTGATTCGTATGGGAAAAAGCGGTGTAGGAATTGGCAAAGCATTGTTTGGAAAAAATGTAGAAACAGGAACTTCTCTGGCAGCTTCTGCTATCGGCTCAACCGGTAATGCAATGGTTGGAGGAGCAGGACTACTTGGAGGACTTGCAGATATTGGTTATAAACTGTCCGGCAACCATGCTACCGCAGGCTTATATTTTGGCGATATGACTGGAACTATGTCAGGTGGGGCTGCTGCACTTGCAGGTACAGGGGCAGTTGTCGGAGGAGTTGCTGCAGGAGCAACCTTGATAAGCAGTGCGTTGGACGCATACAAGGCAATTAAGTCAGATAATGCGCAAGAATCAAATGCCTATGGAGAGTCAGCAGCATGGAAAGCTGGTGGAGTAGCCGCTGGAGCTGCTGCTGGTGCTGCACTTGGTTCTGTAATTCCTGGCATTGGTACTGTGATAGGTGCCTTAGTTGGTGCAGGAGCAGGAGGGATTGCCGGATGGGTGAAAGGCAGTAAAGTCAAAGAGGAATATCAGGAACATGTGGAGGAGATGAACAAAGAAGCTCAGAAAGCACAGAAGGTTTTTGAAGCTACTGGATTATCAATCGAAGAGGTCGCCTTTAAGAGTGAAGCATTAACCCAGGCTATGAATGACTCCGAAGTTTCTGCTTCAGAGTTTGCTTCGATGTTCCAAGAGGAATGTGCGAATGTTGCTAAAGAGGCATTTGGAGATATCTCTTTATCACTAACTGAGATTAAAAAGATAGCAAGCCAGATTACCTTTTCTGATATGACAGAGCAATTAAATGAATTTTTAAAGGTCACAACCGATACTCAGACGGCATGGAGTAACCTGGAATCTTCAGTTACTCATCTGAAAAAGGAGAACTGGAAGGTTGGACTTGGTATGGAGCTATCTGAAATTGATAAAGATGGTTACAAGAGTGCCATAGAAGACTTTGTAAATAAAAGCCAAACATTCATTGATGACAGTCATTATGAAGCGGTTGTTGCATTAAAGCTGCTCATTGGAGAGGATATGGATACTACAGGGCTGGACAGTTACTATGGAGTATTGAAAGGTCAGATAGAAGATTTAAGTAACCAACTTACTGACTCTATCCATTTTGCCCTTGAAGATGGAGTGATTACTCTGGATGAGGCAGCAGAAATTGAAAATCTGCAAAATCAGATATCAGAGATTACAGGTAAATTGTCAGAAGCAAAAATGGATGCAGAAATGCAAACCTTGCAGATTAAATCTAATGGAGCAGCTTTAGATATAGACAGTTTTCACAGTTTGCAGGAAGAGCTACAAACAAATGTTGCATCTGCATCGGAACAATATGAAAGTGCACTAACTTTGACACTTACTAATCTTAATCTTCAACTTTCGGAAGCAGAAATTAACTATGAGAATGGATTGCTCTCGAATAAAGAGTATGAGCAGATACAGGAAGATATTCAAAGGCAGATGGATGAAGCAATAAGAGGCTACTATATTCAGATAGATAACATCAACGCAAGAGTAAGTGCTTTTAATCTGGAAAGTATTGCCCATGCGTGGGACTCTGAGCTGGCTGGAATCCTGCCAGATATCAAAGGCTCTACCACAGAAAAACTTACTCAGGCATTGGAGGACGCCTTAATTATCAATCCTGATGTAAAAAGCTGGACACAGGAAGATGTCAAAAAATGGTTTGACCTAGATAGTTTGGCTGCTACCAATGCGGAAGCATTTGAAACTATCTATCAGGAACTTATCCAGACTGCGCTTACCGTGCCAAAAGAAACCAAGGAAACTATGTTACAGAATTTTAAGAGCCAGATTCCTACGGTTGAGGAGATTAAGAAGGCAGTTGATTGGGATTCTATGACAAGTAATGATTGGACTGCCATGATGGGGTCTATTACTGGAACAATAGAAGGACCTTCCTTTGGATTATCCGCAGAAGATGCAGCAAAGCCAATGACAGAGTATTATGGGAAGCAGTTTGAAAGTATCAAGCAATCCTATTCAGAAGCGTTACATCATGCGTTAGAAGGCAGCATGAATCAACAAACGGTTGAACTATTCATGAAAACCTATATGACAAATCCAGTAAAAAAGATTGACTTTGGTGATGTGATGTCACAATATGGGCCCATTTCAAATGATTATTATGGGAAACTGATGACCGAATGGCAGGAGGCTGGAACTTCTTATGGAAATGCGTTAAATCAAGGAGCTTCGACAAGCGTACGTTCCTCCTCTCCCTTAATTCGGTCAGACCTTGAGGCAGCTATCCATACAGCCACAGCAAGCCCGTTTTTAGTCAATCCTACTGTCAATGTGATACCAAACTACAACATCTCTGGATCAAACCTTCTGGATTTCAGTAAAAAGGTGTTCGTTCGGAATGTAAGCAGCATGGATGGAGGCAGTGAATCCGGAGGTTCTTCTCTCAAGAGCCGTTTCAAGGGTCATGCTGCAGGCGGCTATGTCAGTGGAGGACCGCAGCTTTCTTGGCTTGCAGAGGAAGGATATGGGGAGTTTGTGATTCCTACTAATCCAAGCCGGAGAATGAGAGCTTTAGAATTATATCAGCAGGCGGGTGTCGCATTGGGGATATCTGCCCATGCCGCAGGTGGTTATGTAGAAGGGACTGCTTTATCAGAAAGATCTGCCTTGGAAGACGCTTATCCTCTCAATCCTACGGAAAGCCTCATGTTAGATAGATTTATTCCAGACTATCAGAGATTCGATAGGTCTGAAAAATACTATCCTTTAGCCTATCAGGAAGTTTCTGGTAGCCACGATAACGAACAATCAGCGCCTGTATATGAAGAATATCAGACTGCATCCGAAGAGGAAAGCAATTCCAGACCTAAAATATGTATCAATATGAATTTATCACCAGAGATTGTGATCCATAGTGGTAATGGACAAAATGAAGAAACTATTCTACAGATGGTTAGAAGAAGTATGAAAGAACTGGCCGATGAGCTGAATGGAGAAATTGCCGGAAAATTGGAAGAAGTATTTTCCAATATGCCATTATATCAGTAAAGGAGGGAGAGCATGTGGATATTAAACTAATTCCTATAGGAAGCGGTCCTAAATTCACATTTCCTGCATTGCCGGAGAAGATACAGGGAAAGTATCAGGCAAAGTATCAAAGCTTTGATATTATATCCCAAGGGACTGTAAAAGTACCTAAAGGAACCGATACCTCGGAATTTACATGGGAAGGAGTATTTTTTGGCAAATCAAAAAGAAGGGAGCCGATTGTCAGAAAAAGCCATTGGAAAGCACCAAATGAATGTGTAAAGATTCTGAATACGTTTATGAAAGAAGAAACCATTCTAAATCTGATTGTAACGGGCACATGGATTAATGTAGATGTTACGATTTCTTCCTTCCAGCCAAGACCCATAGGGGCATATGGAAATATTGAATACTCGATAACCTTTGTGCAAAAGAAGGCTCTGCAAATCTATACCACCAATGAGTTACAGATTGATGCCTATGCCAATCAGACAAAACCAAGGAATGATTCTGGTGATAGTTCCAGCAGTGGTTCTTATACGGTGGTAAGTGGCGATACCCTGTGGGCGATAGCGAAAAGGAAGTTAGGAGACAGCAGCAAATGGACTTCCATTTATGATGCCAATGCAGAAGTTATTGAAGAAGAAGCCAAAAAACATGGAAAGGCCAGTTCTGACCATGGACATTGGATATGGCCAGGGGAAGTCTTAACGATACCTGGATAGGAGGCACCAGTGATTGATTTATCTAATATCAGGTATCGTGTTGTGGTGATGGATGAAGGAGGCAGTCAATATAACATTAAGGATTATATTCAAAATTTAGGCTGGGAAGAAAATGAACATGAAATTTCCATGCGTATTTCGTTCACTGCCAGGAATGATAAAACTGCAAAAGGATATCTGTCAAGTATTATCAAACCAGGCTGTCTGGTTGGAATTTTGGCTTGCAGCAATTCTATGGAAACCGAAGTGGCAAGGGGTTATGTAGAAACATGGAATCCGGTGGAGAAAAACAGCGGAAATAACTTAACATGTACCTGTTATGATGAATTATATAAACTGCAAAAAAGTCAGGATAACCGATATTACCCTTCAGGAACTGGAACTCAGTCAGCAGTTCAGGGTATTTTTGAAGATTGGGGGATACCACTAGGAGAATATAAAGGCCCTAATGTAGCACATGGCAAGGAAAAATATAATAATAAATTTCTTTCAGATATCCTGCTGAGCCTTCTGGATGAAGCAGCTAAAAAGGGAGGAGAAATCTGCATCATAAGGGCAGTGAAAGGATATGTAAGTATTCTCCCAAAAGGAAGTAATCCGGATATTTATGTATTCAAAGAGAATAATACCCAGTCTTTCAGTCAGTCTGTGAGTACAGCAAATCTGATTACCAGGGTAAAGGTAGTTGGGCAGGCAGATAAAGATGGAAAGCAGAGTGTAGAGGCTGTGGTAAATGGACTGACAACCTATGGAATCCGACAGAGAATTTACACAAGAGGCACTGATGAAACTTTAGATGCCGCAAAGTCAGCTGCACAGCAAATCCTTGACGAAGATGGGACGATTGAAAAAAGCATGACCTTACAAAGTCCAGATGTTCCCTTTATCCGAAAAGGTGATAGGGTCTATGTTATGAGTGGATCAGCATCGAATTATTATGATGTAAAGGGAATCCGACATTATGTGGATAGCTACAGCATGGAAATGGATTTAGAATGGATACAGAAGCAGGAGGAATCATAAGTGGAACGATTTCAAGGGAACCCAGGGACAAGTAAGCTGGCAGCTATTTTGAGCCAGAGGATGCAAAAGGAAAATGAAACCCCTCTTGTATTGGATTTTGGTGGAATACAACCCAATGGAAGTCTGGTAACAAACACCTTTCCGATTCCGATTCCAAAAGGAGATTATTCTATTTGTCGGCAGCTTACCCTTGGACTTACAGGCAACAAGCTGACAGATACCAAAAAAGACGGGGAGCATGAAGGGCATACCAGCGGAAATGGCATCCATACTCATGAAGTGTTAATTCCTGAAACAATGCGGAGTATCCAGCCAGGAGACCGAGTATTAGTAGCATGGGTGCAAAATGAAGCAGTTGTAATTGATATCATAAAAAAATCATAGGAGTCAGAAGTATGTTAGGACCATTGTTTCCAGTTGTGGAAGTACCAGAATTTATTCCAGAAACTACAAGGTATGATACCCAATATAAAAGAAGTGCGAAATGGGACCCTGTGAAGGGCGATTTTGTCAGAGATGGCGCCAATCGCATAGCAGAATGTAATGGCAGGGAAGCATTTACTATCTGGTGCTTTAAGATTGCACAGACAGAAAGATATCGTTGTCTTGCCTACTCGGATTCTATTGGTACAGAGATGGAGCGAGCTATGGATAATGATGATGAAGAAACGGTGGAGTCTATGGCAGAACGAACGATTATAGATGCACTTATGGTAAATCCCCGTACTGAGTATGTTGGGGATTTTGATTTTACCTGGGATGCAGACCAGATGCATTGTACATTCCAGGTAAAAGGGATTGGGTGGGATGAAGGGGTAACAATAGCAATTTAATAAAGGGGGAGATTATGCAACCGGAGTTCATACGTCCAAAGTTTATGGAGCATAACAGTGCCCAGGAGATACATCAAAGAATGATGGAGAACTTGCCAGGAGACATTGATGATATGCCAGGAGGATTTCCTTATGATTTTACTATGCCAGCAGCTTTAGAGAAGGATGAATTCATCAATTATTATCTGGTAAGGTCTCTTATGATAGCATTTCCTCAGTATGCATGGGATGAATGGTTAGACCTTCATGGTCAGCAGGTACGTCTCAAACGGCATCTGCCGGAAAAGGCTTCAGGAAAGGTAAAGGTTACTGGAATACCAGGAACAGTGATACCGAAAGGAACTATCGTTTGTACGCCTGCAACGGATATGGGACCTTCTATCGAATTTCAATCCTTAGAAGATATACCAATAGGAGAGGACGGAACGGTTATGATTCCAATATCAGCGGTGGAAAGTGGTATTGGATCCAATGTAGCGGCGAATACCGTAGTACTCATGGCAAAACCAGATAAGAATGTTACAGGGATAATCAATCCAGAGCCAATCAGAGGCGGAACCGAGAGAGAAAGCAATGATGATTTTTACGATAGGATTGCAGCGGAATACGACAATAGCCTGACATTCTTAGGGAATGATAGAGATTATATTCGGTGGGCAAAAGAGGCCGGTGCAGGTGACTGTATCGTGGTTTCAACAGCAGAAGGTCCAGGAACAGTAAAGCTGGTGCTGACAGATGGAAATGGTCAGCCTGCCAATGAGGAATTGGTGCAGGAAGTTTATAACCACATAGTATCTCCAAATGATAGGAGTAAGAGATTACTGCCTACTGCGTGTGCTAAGCTGATATGTGGGCCTGCTACCACAGTAAAGGTGGATTTTGTGATTACCGGCCTGGTGTATGATGAAATAACCTCTATTGATCAGATTAAAGAGGATTTTACAAAGGCAGTGAAATCGGTTTATATAGTAGCAAAGCAACACGATTTGTTACGCTATAATGATGTACGCCCTATTATTTCTGATATTACAGGGGTAATGGATTTTAACGAGTTCCTCATAAACGGAGAAATGAAGAATATTAAACTGAAAAGGGAGGAGTATCCTGAAACTGGTGCACTTGATTTTAATTAGGAGGCGGTTTGATGGAGAAATTTGACTTAGAGAATTTTCCTACAAGTAAAAGTGCCAGAAAAATGCTCAGTTATGTGTCGGATGGATTCTATGATGAATCTTATGTGGGAAAATGGCTCTTCCAAGTCATGGGGATTGAGTATGATAAGACCCTGGAGATAGCTGAAAATCTGCCGGCACAGTTTTTTCCCGAAACAGCAACCTGGGGACTGATATACCATGAAATAAAATGGGGATTGCCAGTTCGATTCAATCTTTCCTATGAGGAACGACGTAAGCTGATTTATCAGAAACGAGACTGCAGAGCACCAATGACCCCCTATCATATGGAAAATTACCTAGCTAATGTGACAGGATTTGAAGTACATATAGCAGACTGTAATGATCCAGGAATCTATGGAATGGAATTTTCACATCCAAATAGATTCAGAGTTATTTTTATAGGAGAAGGAAGTGTAAATACCAAAACAGCCAAGGAAGTCCTTAAAAGACTAAAACAGTCCCATACTACCTATATTATCAATGATAGAATTTCTGGCATTGTGGATAATCGGAACTTGGAACAGATAGTTTTGAAAACGATTATTTTAAAGATGGGATTGTCTTTCTGGGGATGCCACCTATTCGATGGCTCCTGGAGCTTTGACGGCTCAGTCAATTTCGATGCCAAAAGACGCTATGATCTGCGGTTAGGATTGAAATATTATTGTGGTACAGTGGATGAATGGGCTCCTATCCGTCCACGCCTGTTTGACGGCTCCTGGGTATTTGATGGTTCGGTTCGATTCAATCCAGATTACCGATACTTTGGTGTCAAATATAAAAACCAGGTTAAGAATAAGATAAATGTCGGAGCCGGAATGAACACTCGGTTTGGAATCAAGTTTTGGAATGTGCGCTGCTTTGACGGCTCCTGGATATTTGATGGCTCCGTCAAGTTTGATGCTCAAAAAGACTATGTGAAAGCAGCAGTAAATCTGCAGTTTTCTTCAGACAGCTATACGGAAGAAATAGGAGAAGCAACTGTGGAAATCCGAAGAAACTTATGGTATTTTGATGGCTCTGTTTTGATGGACGGTTCAAGGAAGATGAACGCAATGAGAAAGAAGGAGGAGATTTGATGGCGGATCATGTGGTGATTACCAAAAAACGTCGGGAAAATCTGGTAAAGGCAAGTGCGGGGGCGATTATCCTTCCCCCGATTATAGGAATGGCATTCGGAGATGGTGGCTGCGATAACAGCGGGAACATAACAAACCCGTCTGATGACCAGGAAGGACTGGCTCACGAGCTGTATCGCAAGCCGATAGACGGATACCGTTTTACCCAGGATACCACCTGCCGGTATGAATGTACGCTGACCGAATCCGAACTGGTAGACGCTTATATCAGTGAAATCGGACTGTACGATTCGCAAGGTAACATTGTCTGTATCAAAAACTTTAAGCGTAAGGGGAAGGATGATGACTTGGAGATGACCTATGTACTTGATGACATCTTTTAGGGTAGGAAAAGAAAACCAAGTTGGAGAGGAGAAACCATGAAAAATTATACCACCAGTAGGCCTGAGTTTTCCGATACAATAAAAATACTGGAAGTAGGAGACCCAGGCCATGCAGATAATGTGAATGTAACAACGATGCAGCTGCTGGCAAATACCCTCGCCAATCGGATACTCCTGGAAGCCTTAATCCAAATGGTAGCAGGCTGTAACTATGATGCACAAGATGAGATGATAGACATGGGATTAGGGTGTTCTGTCAATGAGGAAATCCTGATGATTCCGCCAGAAATAGGCAGTTGGGAATCAGAAATGGTTACGTTGAATCATGGATTAATGCAGATGCTATCCCAGCCATCAGGAGGGGTAATTTCGGGAGGAAATGCAGGCTATCGTTTGCCGCCAGCAACAGCTCAGCGACTTGGAGGAGTTAGAATTGGTCAAGGACTTGATGTTGACAGCGATGGTACTATCAGCGTTAATGTGGATACCTCTGCCGAAAAAGCAGCGGCCTTGGTTGAGGCTGGAATCAAAGAGTTTTCAAATGAAGAAATTCAGTCATTGTTTACAGATGGTTTAACGCCTTTGGCTTAAACAGATAAAATCAAAATTATATTTAAAAAATTTAAGGAGGAAGTAAAATGGCTATTAAAAATTTATCGTACAAAAATTTGCAGGAACTGACAGGAGAAATGACAAAAAAGTTTGTACAAAAGACAGACAAAGTAGGGGAAGATAATCTATCAGAAGAATTAAAAGCAGTCATTACTGGGAAAGTGGATGCGGCTACTACCCTGGCAGGCTATGGAATTACGGACGGAATGACCGCTACAGAAATTGCAGCCGCAATCTCCACAGCCATTGCCGGAGTAGACCATTTGCAGAGAAAAATTGTAGCCAGCGTAGACGAGATTGACGTATCAGCCGCCAATGCGGGACAGTTCATCTATATGGTGCTTAACACGATAGAACCTGCTGCAGGAGAAGAAACCGAAGAAGGAGAATCCACGCAAACCGCTGCGGATGGCAATGCCTATGAGGAATATATGGTAATCAATGGGGCATTAGAACGGATGGGAGACTGGAAGGTTGACTTATCTGACTATACCAAGACTGCGGATGTTCTGAAAGCAATCGCCTCTGCACTGACCACAGAAGCAACAGGGAGTGGTAATGTAGTAACCAGCGTTCAGTTTAATTCGGAAACGAAGAAAATTGAGATTGAAAAAGGGATTAGCGCATTGCAGGAATCCGATTTTGAGGAATATGCTACCGAAGAAATAGAAGCACTATTTACATAATCAAATCGGGAGGGGTAGAAAGTGAAATGGATAAGCCCAGAAAATATCAAGCAAGTGGCAAATTGTACGAATGAAAAGGTAGCGACGTTAGCAGAAAGCGTGACCTCAACCTTTGGAGAAGTGTATGAAAACCTGGAAGCCATCGACAAACAAGTCGGTGGCTTTTACTATTCTTCCGAAGAAGAAATGATTACATTTCCTAGTGAAATTGAGAATAAGGAGGTATGATAAAATGGCTGATGTAAGTAAGTTTAAAATTGGAACTATCATATATAATATAAAAGATGCAGTAGCCAGAAAGGTAATGAAGGGAGCGGAAACCAATGCAGCAGGGGAGGCAGGGCAAGTGCCAGCACCAGAAGCCGGAGCCGCTAATCGCTATCTGAGGTCAGATGGGACTTGGCAGGTGCCACCAGATACCAACACAACCTACGGAAATATGGCTGGGGCTAATACGAGTGCGGCTGGCAAGGCAGGATTAGTGCCAGCGCCAGGAGCTGGAGCCGCAAATCGGTATTTGAGGTCAGATGGAAGCTGGCAGGTACCACCAGATACGAATACAACCTATGGAAATATGACTGCGGCAACAGCCAATGCGGCTGGCAGGGCAGGATTAGTACCAGCACCAGGAGCCGGAGCACAGGGCAAGTATCTGAGGGGTGATGGAACATGGCAGACCCCACCGGATACGAATACGGTTTACACACACCCAAGTACGCACCCAGCCAGTATGATATCCCAGGACGCTAGTCATAGGTTTGTAACAGATACCGAAAAAACCGCATGGAATGGAAAGGTCAACACCAGCGACATAATAAATAACTGCACCTCTACCGCCACAAATAAACCATTGTCGGCAGCGCAAGGAAAGGCGCTGTGGGATAAGTACACTCAATTAAATGGTGATTTAGGTAAAACAAATATAGGCTATGAGTTGATTCGTGGCACATTAACATGTGATGGAGCTGAAAAAATTATAAAAACTTATACACCTGCAGCAGGTATCTGGCTAATATTTATCAATAGCCAAATTCTGTCAGATTCAAAAACACGGGCATATATAACTTGTTATGTAAATGATGACGAACAGAATGTTTTTACAGCAGATATTCCAGCATATCAATACCATGGTAATGGGTCGGCAAATGTATTTGAATTTAATGGCTCACAGCCAATACGTATTTCTGGATTTGCACCTAGTGGGATAAAGATGCGGTATAATATTGGACTGATTTGTCTAAAAAAGGCATAGAAAAAAGTTATCAACGCAGCAGGAAATATTCGTGCAACTATGGTTCTTATGTTGCGTTGATTGTCTTAACAAACACAATAGGTTTGTAGCCATATTTTTTTATTTGTAAAATCTACTAATCAATTAACATACTAATTATTTAATACGTACCGCACAAATTTCACAGTTAATTGCTGTGACAGCTTGTTGTGACAAAAATTTCGCTTTTAAAGTTTTTTGTTGAGTAAAATGATGAAAAACGGAAACGGTAGCACGCCGGTAATCATTTGATGTAACAGGAAATGAAATACACTGTTCCCAAATATCAATCCCATCAATTGCAAGATATGCCGTATAATTTCCTACTGGCATTTCTCCATGTGCTATAATAATATATGTTCCAGCAGGTAGTGTTATTGATTTACTACCAGATTTCCATACAGCTGCAGACAAAGAAATAGATTCTGCACTACTCCAGTATTGAGCACCTATGTTATTAAAATCACCAATATCACCATATTATTGAGTGGAAGATATCATTTTGAACATTCAGAGCCAGAGATGGCTCTTTTATTATAAAAAAATATAAAAATAAAAGTAAAGGAGTAAATTCATGCAGAAAGAAACTATCAACACCAAACAGGTAATCAATACCAGAGAATCCATCAGCATTAACAACAGCAAGGAACTCTATCAAATTGAATCTATTGAACAAGTCTTACCCAGCATCCTAAAAATTGTATTTACAGATACCATTCCAAATCAATTCGGGGATATCGAAGTCTATACCCCTGGAGGCACACCAGAAGATTGCAATTTGATTGGCTATGATACCGTGTACCAGGCTGATGGTCAGACCGTTTATCTGTCTAATGATGGCAGCGTATATGTAGCACCAGAGTTGCCGGAGGATACGGAAACTGTCCTGCTGCCAGAACACTCCAGCGATTCCAAATAATTCTTTGAGTAGGAAAGGAAGTTTTTATGAAAGAAATTATTCAACATATTGATTCTCACTGGGTAGAATGGCTATTTATAGCTATCTCTACCTTTTTAAGTTTAGGATATCGCCAGGTTGCCAAACGTCAGGCAGAGGAAAGTGCGAAAAATCGAGCTGTCCAAGAAGGAGTGCAAGCACTTTTGAGGGACCGAATCATACAATCGTATAATCATTATCAGGATAAGGGGTTCTGTCCCATCTATGCCAAAGAGAACATTAAAAAAATATATGATGCCTATCATGATTTAGGCGGAAATGATGTAGCAACAAAATTAAAAGATACCTTATTATTAATGCCAGAGGAACTGGAAGAAAGTGAGGAAGAAGAATGAACCTATCAGAAATTATGCAGTATCTTTCGTATTTGTTACTTGCCATCGGAGTGATGGCGTTTTTTGTATCGGTGATTACCCAGGTAATTAAATCCTGGCCAGGATTGGATAAGCTCCCCACAGCAGCAGTAGTGATAGTCCTATCGCTGGTGCTGTGCCCGCTATCCTTTGTGGCGTTAATGGCCTGGTTGAAACAGCCGATTGTATGGTACATGGTATTTGCCTGTATGGTAGCAGCCTTTGTAGTGGCACTGGTGTCTATGGACGGTTGGGAACGACTGAAGGAAATTTGGGAACGAACTGCCTATAAAGATAAGAAATAGACAGTTAAATAGCTGGTTATTAGGAACGATTGAGGGAATTATTAAAGAGAATCAAGAACATAACATTTGGGCCTGGGATACTCCTGGGCCTTTTGAATTTTATGTGAAATTATGGAGCATGACACTATGGGGAAACAATCTTATGAAATTGTGTCAAACGAATATTACTCAAACTGTATGATGGAAGCATTAAAAGCAAAAATCCACAACCCTAAAGTAAAACTATAGTTCTGTAAGCCACGTATAACGGAAAATGGACCGTTTCAAATGTTCCATTTTATGTGGTCTGATGGAAATGCTGACTATGATTTTTCTGATTTGGAGGAACCTGGATTACCGCCCTATAGGAATTTGCTTTTTAAAGGCGTTATCAGAAAGTTTGATTTGGGATTTGCACAACGATACTGCAACTACAGAAATGGAGGAAATCAAGATGAACGCAGTACAACAACTACTTACCACAGCCCAAAAAGAGGTTGGATATTTAGAAAAGAAATCAAATAAAGAATTGGATAGTAAAACCGCCAATGCAGGCAGCAACAATTATACCAAATATGCCAGGGATTTATACCCCTCTTTGCAAGGACAGGCATGGTGTGATATGTTTGTAGACTGGTGTTTTGTTCAGACCTTTGGACAAGTTTCCACACGGCAGTTAATCGGTGGATTCAGCGCTTACACACCAACCTCTGCCCAATCCTATAAGAATCAAGGCAGATATCACAAAACGAATCCGCAGCCAGGCGACCAGATTTTCTTTCGGAATTCTTCCCGTATTTGCCATACTGGAATTGTAAAAAAAGTCACCGCAGACCTCGTTTATACGATTGAAGGAAATACAGGAAGTGGAGCGAGTGTGATAGCGAATGGTGGAGGAGTCTGGGAAAAGTCGTATCCATTATCTTATAGTCAGATAGATGGATATGGCAGACCTGATTGGTCGTTCATTATCTTATAGTCAGATAGATGGATATGGCAGACCTGATTGGTCGTTAGTGGAAGTACCTAAGTATAAACTAGGGTGGCATCAAGACCCGAATGGGTGGTGGTATGCGGATACCGCTAGAAGTTATTTAAACTCCTGCTGGAAGAATATCAATGGCCACCGCTATTATTTTAATCAAGAAGGCTATGCTTTAACTGGTTGGCAAGTGATTGATGGAAAAAAGTATTTCTTTGAAGCGGTAGCAGGGCACCCACTGGAGTGTGCCTTATATGCAACTGATGGTGATGGTGCACAGGAGATTGGAGAGTTTCATTAACATCAGAAAGAATCATACCTAACCAATCAATATAATGATGATATACCAGATATCAGAGAATCACTTAAAAAATAGATGGAAATCGGAGGAATCACGAAATGAGACAAATCCTGTTTAGAGGGAAACATATTCACACATTACCCCAAAATGAACATCTTGACGGAACATGGATTGAGGGATATTTGTGTGATGAAAATTACATTCATTCGCCAGTGTTAGAAGGAGAGTTTTTGATAGACCCTGAAACGGTCTGCCAGTACATAGGTTTAACGGATAAGAATGGGAGGAAAATGTTTGAGGGAGATATTATAAAAGTATGTACCTTTGGATTTGAACCAGAAGTGTTTACAACCGAAATTATTTATGATAACTGTGCATTTAGATTGAAAAACGGAAGAACTATGTTTGATTGCGGACAGTCTGATTTTACGAAAATGGCTGATGCAACGGTTATCGGCAACATTTTTGACAACCCCGAATTGATACAAAAGGAAACATTATTATAAAAATTGATGAAAGAAAGGAAAGGGAACATGAATTTTGGAACAGCATTAGAAGCATTAAAGGCAGGATATCAGGTGAAATTACCGTCATGGGCAGGATATTGGCAGAAAGAAGGTGACACCATAGCTATGCATTGCAAAGATGGCACAGTATTAGATATCCGAGAAACCAAGGACGTCTTTTACACACTTGGTAATATCGTCTCTAACGAGTGGGAAGTTGTCGGAGAGTGCGATATAGAACTGAATATCCATACTATTAGATTTGGGGAAGCGTTACGGCTGTTGAAACAAGGAAAGAGAATGACTCGCAAAGGCTGGAACGGAAATGGGCTGTCCGTGGCATATCAGAAAGGCTATCCACAGGGGATTCCATGTAACAAGCAGACCGCTGAAGCATGGGGCATGAAAGAGGGAGAATTGTTTAAGTGCGAGCCGTATTTGCAGATTAGCACGGTAGACGGTTCCCATACTATGTGGGTTCCCTCTATTGGTGATTGTCTGGCTGATGATTGGGAAGTTGTGGAATAGCCGATAATAGTTACTTATTTAGTAGGAGCATACTTTACAATTTTAAGGGATATTTGTCAACCAGTTTCCATTCAATTTTTTAAGACTTCATTTCTAGTTCTGCAAAATCAAAAACCCCGATTGTCTGATATACTTTCGGGGTTTTGGTTTACCTTTAATTGGTAAAATACTCTATATCTGCTCTATCTTAAGGTCAAGACTTTTCTATTTTTTACTATTTTCTGTCTAGTTCCACTGAAAATCAAAGGATTCTCTTATTTAGTTACTCACCATATGTATCGCCTACCTATAAAGTGTAACTCATGAATTCCAGCTTCTCTACAAATAGATGATAATATTTTTAGTATCTCTGCTCTGGAAGTATTGAGCCATTCGCCAAGCTCAGGATCACGAAAATAATACATAAAATCTCTGCTAGAACTACGTTTTGTATATGCATTTTCTGATTCGGCTATTTTTAATCGTTTGTGTATAGATGTTAGTATGTCAGCAACACAATCTAGCTTTTCACGCCATAAAGGATTCTGCACTGCAGATTTGCCCTCCGCTTGTTTTAATATGGAACCATCTCGAGTTCTTAGAACTCCTGTGTTCAACGCAATTAGGGTATCTTCAATAGCCTTGTCAAAATCTTCCATTCTACCTTCATAACTAATATCATCTCGAAAAGCTGGTCGATCAAAGCACTGCACGAAAAATTTTATAAGATCTTTGTCCTGCTCATGCGAATATATAGGAGAGATACTTTCTACTTCCATGACAGCTAATTCCTCGGCAATTGTCTTCCAATTTTTGAGTATTTCTTTGGTATATCGGGAAGTGTCTGTGTCAATTAGCTTTGAGCAGGACTGACATAGCCAGATTCCATTTTCAAAAGATTTTCGCTCTTCTGGAGTCATACTCTCGTCATATCTAGGCCCACCTTTTGCAGCAGCACATATATGAGCAGCCACACCAATGTTAATTGTTTTCTTAGGGTCTGCGTTTGCAGCGCAGGTTAGTTTCCTACAGTTTGGATTACTACACTTTTGCCCAACACGCTTTGCCAATAGTTCCCTTATGGCTGAAGTAAAATCATCTCTGTTACTACCCATAGCCTTCCTCCCTATTTTGTTAATATAGCTTCCAAAATTCCAGACCTAGACAAAGTACCTTAATACCTTATGGCCTTTATATTCATTTTCTTATATTCTTATGGAATATCTAAATTAAGTGTGATATTAAGAATACCACGTAATTATAAGAAATACAAGAAAAATGTCTAATCTTAACTAAGATAGATACATTCTGAGTAATTAGAAATGATACTATTTTAGCCAAGGAAAGGGTATCTGTATTATTCATTGTATGTAAGTTTAGTTGCTTATTTAACAGGAACGTATCTTACAATTTTAAGGGATATTTGTCAACCAATTTTTAAAACCTCATTTTTTTATTATGCATTTGAACAGAATTATTGTAGGCGAAGTCCGTGGAAAGGAGGCATTGGAGCTTCTCAACAGCTATAATACAGGGCATGATGGAGGAATGAGCAGCGGACATGGAAATAATCCCAAGGACATGCTGGCACGGCTGGAAACCATAGTTTTAATGGGAACAGATTTGCCTTTGCTGGCAATCAGAAGCCAAATTGCTTCTGCGCTGGATATCCTGATTCATCTGGGACAGCTTTGGGATAAAAACAGAAAAGTGTTGCGAATTACGAAGATGGAAGGTTATGAAGAGAAAGACAACCAGAGTATTTTTTATTTTAAAGAAATAAAAAATATTTATAGTGCAGATGATATATACTGAGTTTTGTTAATGTAAAAGATGCAATTTTACAAATCATTATCGTAATTCGATATAAAATAACATTATGTGATAGAATCTATCTTTCTTCTATTTATTTTACCTTTATATGGTAATCTAAAATGGAAGGAGCAAACACGCATGATTAAACTTTTACTTTCAGCACGTCTGGGAGAGAAGCGCCTGACACAAGCTGACCTAGCGCGGATGACTGGTATTCGGCCCAACACAATCAATGAATTGTACCACGAGATTGCCGAAAGGGTGAGTCTTGAACATCTGGATCTGATTTGCGAAGCCCTTGAGTGCAATCTGAATGATTTGATTACCAGAGAGCCGAATAAAGAACCCAAAATAGTACATACGCGAACAGGCAGTTCTAAGTCAGACGAAAACAGGTAGGTGCTGCAACATCTGCCTGCTAAAGAGGACGTCCCATAAGGACGTCCTCTCTCATATTAGCATAAGTTTGGGTATTGTAAAAATGGAAATTATTGGGCAGATAAGAAGCGCTCTAAGTAGTTGAGATCTAGCTTATTATCCAAATATCCTTCCATAATGGTTCTTACATAAGATTTACTGGGGATCCCTGGAACCGCCCGCTGATTCATTATATATGCCATTCCTGTAATGGCCTCTCCATTATCCAAAGTGACCTCTATATCTTCTTTGTAGTAAAAGGATGGATAACCTTCATATCGATCCAAAGAAAGCTCTGCTCGGCGGTCAATTTCCCATACCACAACGGGGACACTGGAGTCAGCCTCTTTTTTTATGGTTGCATACGCTGAATCACGCATAGAACGGAAAATCAGGGTCCAGCCCTTTAATATTCCTTTTCCCCATATGGTAGCCGTTGGGCAACGCCAGGACATTTGTTCAATATTTAAGTTACTTCCATAAGCAATATAAAATTTTTTCATGATTTTCGTCATTCCTTTCCAAGGCACAAACAAGTTGTGAAAGTTTTGTCAAGTTCTTTCACTCTTTCTCCTTTCCCCGTCAAGCCGTTAGGTCAGCTGTTTAATTATGCTGCTCTGCAAACCATGCCAGCAGATTTCTTTAAAGGTGTCATAAGCCAGAAACGGCAAGTTTTGAATTCTTCACCGGAAAGACCCAGGCGGCGGGTAAGTACATTTCTCATAATGGTTATTTTCTGCTGAGGAGTGTATCCTTCCATTGATCGGAATGTGATTTTTTCAGTGCTTTCAATAGCCCATGCACTCATGGCAAGGCAGAACTGAATATATGCTTTGATTTTTCCGTCATGCAAAGTGCTATTAAAAAGGCGGAATTCAACAGTTCCCTTTGTAAAGTAGGAATGAAGATTGACGCCGTGATAACGGGTTTCGTTATAGTGTGCGTGATTGATTCCCCCAAAATAATTATCGTTTGCGGAACTATACCAGATGCGTTGTGCTTCGCTTTTTGTCAGTTGGGAGCAGGATTTCATTTCTTTCAAGATGTTTCCGTTTAATTTTTTGCACCAGCGGAGGCCGCGGCTTCCGATTTCTAAAGCATCATAAATTAAATCCTGGCGAGAAATCATGAAAGTAACAAGTCTTTTTAAAGAATCGGGGGTATGATTTGCTCCGTCCACATGAATGTGGATACCACAACTGCTATTTGCAAAAGCGCCGGCATTGCTTAATTCTCTGACAATATTTTGAAGTAATTCAATATCTTTATAGTTTAAAGGCGGAGTTACAAATTCTACTTTGTGTTCATCACAGGCATGACCGTTTTTAACATCTTCATCGATTGAACTGTCACGCATGATTTTCCATAATCTCCTGGAAGAATCCTTGATAGTCCGTGTGTAGTAAGGGGATCCTTTCGGAGCTGAAGGAGTGCTATTCAAAACCTTCGCAACTACTTCTGCTGCTTTTTCTCTTGTGATACCGGTCATTTCGATTTCTACTCCAAAGCGCTGTTTCTTTAACATGTTTATTTTCTCCTCTTAATTAACATATTGATTAAAATGATTATCTTTTTGATGATTCTATTCTATCATATGGGTTTGAAATGTCAATAGTTTTTTGATAAAAATAATTAAAAAGTTGATTATTTTTATTGACATAGTGATTATGAGAAAGTATAATTTGAGAAAAGGAGGGATATTATGATTAAATGTAATCTCTGTACCTATATGGGAAACAATAGAATGAAGATTCAGGATGTTTGTGATAAGACGGGGCTGGCCCGGAATACTGTTGGCAACTTATATAAAGATAATGCCACAAGAGTTGATTACAATACTATGAGTAAGTTATGTGAGCTGTTTCAGTGCAGCGTGGGTGATTTGTTTGAATTTATACCTTCATCCCAGGAATGAAGCCGTGACATTATTGTGACATTAAGCCGCTTCCTAAATAAATGTAATGTATGGAATAGGTGTAATGAGGGGGAGAAAAAAGAGATTTTAACATATGTTATAACAAAAAATCTCCCAAAGGATGTCGAGTTCGAATAGATGATAAAAACGCTGGAAGCCTGTATTTATGGGCTGTTCCAGCGTTTTATTTCGTCTGTGGTAATACTTTGGTAATAAAAATATGATTTGGAAAACAATAAACAAATTTTGGAGTGTTCTTTTGTATTGGAACACTCTTTTTTAATGGAAGGAGGAAATTATGAGAACCATATCCATCATCAATTTAAAGGGAGGCTGCGCCAAAACCTTGTCCAGTGTGAATATCGCTCATATCTTATCCGCGGTACACAGGAGGAAGGTGCTTTTGATTGACAACGACAAGCAGGGGGACGCCAGCAAGCTGCTTAACCGTCATAGCTATAAAAGGCCGGGGACTGGGAAGATTCTAACAGACAGGAATGTTGACATGACGGCAGTGATCCAGTCTACGGATTATGAGGGGCTGGACATTGTGATGGCCAACATGAATCTATTGACGGCTACTTTAGAGGTCATGCTGGATCAGAAGAGGCCTCAGCACAACCGATTTCGGAGGGTGCTGGAACAGGTGGAGGGGAAGTATGACTTCTGTATCATAGACAATGCGCTGGATATCAATATCTCTACGATTAATGCCCTGGCGGTTTCTGATGATGTGCTGGTGCCGGTGACCATTGATGATTTTGCCATAGACGGGTTGAAGAAGCTGGTGGAGCAGATTGACAACACCCGTGAGGATTTGAATCCGGTCCTGCGTTTTTGTGGGTGCTTTATCACCCAGTATGACAGGACCAACAAGGCGGATACCCAGGGGGAGGCGTATCCTTTGTTTGAGACCCATATGCAACGAATGATAATATGAGCGAACTCAAGACGTTTCTCATGGCAGCATTTCCCGGAGTTCCCTGAACTTATCGGACGGAAGAGAGCTTTTTTCATAGGGAATAGGATTGTGGGGGAAGGCGGCATTGAAAAGCTTATGGAATGTAAAGATGAGCAATGACAGGTATATATTATATTTATGCACATAAAGTGCATGCACAATAGATACGCAATATATTCGCGATTTATATGTGATGCATATTACCAATAGTTTAAAGAAATATAGGGTGCTGTTATTTAGCCTAATAAGCAGAATGCCTTCTGCATAGAAAAATTACATTGGGAGCAGGCGGTTTTATTTCTGAAGGCGCTCGGCCATGGCATAGATAATTAACAGGTCGCTTTCCGGGAGGTTTTTCAGCTTATCCAGGGTTGCCTGGAGCTGTGCGGGGGAGAGTGAGATTTCTGCATTATAATGCTGCCATATATCTTTTTTCTAATTATCCCTGCCGTCAGGCTGTTTTTGAATATAAACAGTATTCAGGCTGGGGGGGGATTTGTTTTCTGCACTCCTAATAGAAGAAGCCGTCGCCTTGCAGATGAAGAGATCTGTTTGGCAACGGCTTTTTTCGCAGATTCCAATGAGAATAGAAAGGGCTAGTTCATATTTTTCTCGATCTCATCCAACGCATTGACGAAAGCAAGCACCGCTTTCACCTGCTCTGGTTTCAGGTGCTCGATCCGGTGGATGGCCCGCTTATGAACATCGGAGAGAGCGGCGCTTTTGCCGGCCGTTTTCAGCTTAGGCCCTTTCGCTTTCATGATCCATTCGCAGTTATAGCCGTACTTTTCTTCGATCAGACAGGCTAAGGTTAATGAGACGTTGGTGTTCCGCCCGCTGATGATCGCTGAGATGTAACTTTCTGTCACACCGAGCTCTTTGGCAAAATCCCGCTGTTTTAAATTGTTTTCTTTGAGTATTAACTGTATCCGTTCGCTTAAATTCAATATTGTCACCGCCTTTACAAAAATAATAACACAGAAACTTAATTCAGTCAACAAAGCAAAGTTGACATTTTGATACAATCATGATAAACTTGATTCAATTATAAATAACATGATTGAGAAGGGAGGCTGTATGGAATCTGCTGAAAGAGATATTTTAATCGAAAAAGTGAAAGAAATGTCACCAGAGCAGGTGGAAAAGGTACTTATTTTTATCGCTGGATTGGAAGCTGGTGGTTCAATTTCAAAAGAATAGAAATGCCGAAAGGCTTCTATAAAAAATAATTTTATGCAAGAGGAGGACACAACATGAAGAAACGGATTGTTGCCGTTGGTATGGCGGTGCTTACTGCGGCAATGACATGTTTTCCGGCACAGGCCGCTTGGATCAGAGAAGATGGCCGGGAGGATGGAAAACAATGGAGATATTACTCGGATACCGGAGAGTATTACGAGAAGAATGTCCTGCGGCCCAGCGGCGGCAGATGGTGGTGGATCGGCGAGGACACCTGGCTGATGACCGACCATGGAGGCGAGAAGGTCAAGACAGAGATCGGCGGGGTTTCTTATACCCTTACCCTGACTAATTCAGGAGAGGTGAGAAGGGACTGTGTATCAGAAACGGGAGAGACGGTCGATATTTACGATCTTCTGGGATCGGGATACGGTGCCATGCAGAGAAAGTACATCGAGGAGTGGAAAGAAGTCCCGGCAAAAGACGGAAATCCCGGCGCATGGTTCTATCATGGAGCGGACGGATATCCGATTGGGTCTGGTGTACATAGGATCCCGGAAAACGGCGGCGATCTGTTTTACATGATAGGAGCAGAGGGAGAATATGGCCACCTTATAGAGGGGATATGGGGCCACCGTAGCGGATATTACGCAGAGCCCAGGGATTATAACCTGGTAATCGATAAGTGGATTCCGGACGGCAATTACTGGTACTATTTTGGAAAAGATGGAAGGAAGCTGACCGGAGTACAGGAAGTGGATGGTGTGGAGTATGACTTTGGCACCACCGGCGCCATTCCGGCTAAGAAATTAAATTTCCCGGAAGTGACCGCGGTAACGCTTGGCGAATACGAGAAGGCCGCTTATGTGGGCGACGTGGTCAGCATTCCCTTTACAATAACCGTAAAACAGTCGGTTGCCACCTCCAGCAATGCCGGCGAGATTCAGTATGAGGAAGTGGAGGCGGATTACAGCATCTTTGAGACAATGTATTCCGTGGGAAATAACAACCGCTACAATATGGATACGGAAAACTACACCACAAAAGCGGATGACCTTCAGCTTGATAGATCTCCCATGGACCGCAGATATGCGATTGATTGGGAGAGTAAGGAGATACGGATCCCGGTGGACAAGGCCGGAACCGCGTACGGCACTTTCACGATTGAGGGAGCGACGAAGCAGATCCAAGATAAATCCGGATTTGTTATTCAGTGCTACTATCCAGAAAGCATGTCCGACGAAGGACAGATAGGAGACTTGTTTGGGCAGCTGAATGAAGGAAAGATCACCACAGCGGAGATGGTTTCCAGCCTGAAGGGAATGGATAAGGCGAGTTTAAAGACCGTAATTGTCAATAATAAAAATCTTGTTGACGATGAGAATGACAGCAAACCCAGAACGGTTCAGGACATGCTGAAATCTCTGGAGTTCCTTCACAATGAAGGCAACAAGATTAAGACATATGTGAATGTAAACAATGCCGTTGCCTCCCAGATCAAAACCTCCGCAGTGAAAGTTGTGGGCCTTGGACTTTCTGCAAATGCCAATACTGAGATCGGCCTTCATGTGGGCGAGTCTAACGAGAGTCTTCCGGAAGAAATCGCGGACAAGAAGGCGGTGGCCTTCGACTTAAAGGTCATGGTGGACGGAAAGAACAAGAAGGCCTTGGAGGTTCCGGTTGTTATCACCATGCCGAAGCCGAGAGACATCGGAAGCGACGACTTTGTTCTCTACCACCTGAACGACGGCGTGGCCGAGGAAGTGGAGTACCATCTTGACTCTGTAGAGAACCTGGTAACCTTCGCCGCGGACAGCTTCAGCGCTTACATATTCACGGAGGAAGCCGAACAGAATACGAATACCGGAAGCACGGGTTCTAGCAGACCGAAACCGAAGGGCTCTGGTTCCGGGGCCGGCACTGGAGCATATACCGGCACGAAGAAGATCGGTCCTGGCGGAAGCGCGGCCATGTGAGAATGGACGGGCGGCCAGTGGAAGATGGATGAGACCGGCTGGTGGTATCAGGGCGCAGACGGAACATATCCGAAGAATACCTGGGCCAACATCGAATGGAACGGACAGAGATACTGGTATCACTTCAACGAGAGCGGCTACATGGATACCGGCTGGATCTTGGACAGTGAGATCTGGTACTATCTGCACCCGGAAGCGAACGGAAACCGTGGCCATATGTACACCGGCTGGCATGAGATTGGTGGAAAATGGTACTATTTCAATATGGGAAGCGAACTTCCCATGGGGGCGATGCTCGCAAACACCACGACGCCGGATGGCTATCGGGTGGACGGGCAGGGAGCCTGGATTCAGTAAAAAAGCAGGGGAGCAGTCAGTGAATACTGATTTTTAACCCTTAGTTACAGAAAAGAGACCATCTTACAGGAAATCAGGCTTTTTCAAGCATCTGACTTCTTCGTAAGATGGTCTTTTTCTATCCCTTGTTTTGGGCGT